GTTGATGGTATAGAAATATGGACATCTAAAAATGTTGTCATAGGTGACTTGGTTGTTGGTTCGTTACTTAAGCAACTACGTGATCTAGGCACAGCTGGACGTGAAATAGCAGATCTAGTTGGTATAGATGATATAGATGGCCCAGCAAAGCAAGTTGTAGATACAATGTTAACAGCTTTGTATCAGACTAAAAAAGCTAGATTCTTAAAATCTGACGCATTTAGACAGCTACAGGCTGGTAAACAGCCAAAATCACAAATAGTAGACGAAGTTGTAACAGCAGAAATGCAAGATACAAAAGACTCTATTATGTCTGTACTGAAGATAGCAAAAGATGATCCTGATGACAACCTACTCAATGCGTTGTTTGAAGCTTTTTCTATGATGAAAGATGTTAATACTCTAGAAGACTTTGATAGATGGGCACGTACAATACTCAAAGGTGGTTCATTAGCACCAGACGGCCCGGCTAGAACAGGTGCACTAATTCGTGAACTAGAAGGTGTGATGAGTCATAGTATTCTATCAGGCCCTAAAACACCAGTTCGAGCAATCATGGGTACATCTACTGCAACATTCTTACGACCATTAGCTTCAGCATTAGGAGCAGTTGTACGTTATCCGTTTGAAGGTGACTCTGCTACACTTAGAAGCAGCCTAGCTGCGGTCAATGGTATGATAGAAGCTATACCAGAGTCGTTTGCTCTATTTAGAGAAAAACTAAACTCATACTGGAAAGGTGATATACGTACAATCAAAACACGTTTTTCAGAGTATACACAGGCAGACGATAACTGGGAGATACTACGTCGTTGGGCAGAAGATAGTGGTAGAGCTAATGCTGGTGAAGTAGCAGCATTTCGTATGGCTAACATGGCTAGACAAATGAACAATACAAACCTGTTTACATACTCTACAAAAATCATGGCTGCAACTGATGATGCATTTGGTTATATTCTTGGTCGTGCTAAGATGCGTGAAAAAGCTATGCGTAGAGTCTTAGACATGCAAAGTGTTGACGGCATTAAACTACCAGAGATAAACAAAGACTTGATGAAGGCATATGAAGACGACTTCTATTCACAGGTGTTTGACAAAGACGGTAATATTATTGACGAAGCTACAAAGTTTGGACGTAAAGAAGTAACACTAACACAAGATCTTACAGGCTTTGCAAAAGGTCTAAACGATGTATTTAGTGCTGCACCTTTAGCCAAACCATTCTTTTTGTTTGCTAGAACAGGTGTAAACGGTCTTGCTCTTACAGGTAAGTATACACCCGGTTTTAACTTCTTAGTCAAAGAGTTCAATGACATAGCATTTGCAAACCCAGCTGACCTAGCAAGTGTAAACAAGTATGGTATCTTTACACCAGAAGAGCTTGCTAATGCACGTGCTTTACAAACAGGCCGATTGGCAATGGGTTCTGCTGTTACATTTATGGCAGTACAAGCTTGGATGCGTGGTGATCTTAACGGTAATGGCCCAGTTGACAGACAAAAAAGACAAGTTTGGATAGATGGTAAGTGGGAACCAAGAACTATAAAGCTAGGTGACGTACGTATAGGTTACGACAACTTTGAACCATTCAACCTTATTATGTCTACAATCGCTGACGTAGGTGACGCAAGTGAGCTTATGGGTGAAGAGTGGACAGAAAACCAGTTAGGCAAGATATCTCTTGTTATAGCACAGGCGATTACAAGTAAGTCATACCTAGCAGGCATACAGTCATTTGTAGACTTATTTGGTGCTAGACCCGGGCAAGGCCCACGTATTGTAGCATCTCTTGCTAACAACACTGTACCTCTTGCTGGTCTACGTAACGAACTTGGTAGATTATTTACACCATACATGCGTGAAATAAACTCAGGTATAATACAGTCTATACGTAACAGAAACTTACTTACTGAACAAATAGCTGGTACACAACAGCTACCTAAAAAGTATGATATACTCAATGGTAAACCACTCAAAGATTGGGATTTTTTAACAAGAGCATACAATGCTGTAAGTCCTGTAACACTTAACTTAGAACAAAGCAAGGGTAGACAGTTACTATTTAACAGTGGCTACGATCTACGTACATCTACATACTATGCACCTGACGGCACAAAGCTTACAGATAATGCAGTGGTTAGATCTTTGTTCCAACAAGCCATAGGTCTACAAAACTTAGAACTAGAACTTGATAAACTAGCTGATGATCCTAAAATACTAGCATCACTAGAAGAAATGTATACAGATATAAAATCTGGTAGACGTGGTGATTTTGATGTAAAAGATTACTACCACAATAGAATTATAGAGGGTCTATTTTATAGAGCACGTAGAAAGGCTTGGGCTAAAATTAGTAGTCAACCAAATGTACAAAGAGTTATACTGGAACAACGTGAAAAAGAAATTGCACGTATTCAAAAACGCTCAGATACCGCAAACATCCTCAACATACCTAAATAAATGGCAACAACATTCGTAGAATATACTGGGGATGGAAATGCGACGAAAGCGTTTTCTTTCCCTTCTATACAACAGTCTGATATTAAAGTAACAGTAGACGAAGTACTAAAATCATCAGGCACACATTACAATATAACAAGCTATACTACTACTGGTGGTGGTAATGTAGTATTTACAGCTGGTAATATACCAACCAGCCCTGCAAGGATAGTAATATCTCGTGATACTAACGTAGATGTTGCAAAAGCTACATATGTTGCAGGGTCATCAGTCAAGGCAGCTGACCTTAATGCTAATCATGAACAGTTACTATTTGCTGCACAAGAGGAGCAGAACGTAGTAAACTCTACTACTACTGTATCTGGACTTATGTCCGCAGCAGACAAAGTAAAACTTGATGGTATCGAACCAGCGGCAACAGCTGACCAGACGGCATCAGAGATTAGAACATTAGTAGAAAGTGCAAGTGATAGTAATGTATTTACTGACGCTGACCACAGTAAACTAAATGCTATAGAAGCTGGTGCAACAGCAGATCAGACAGCATCAGAAATAAGAACACTTGTTGATAATGCGTCAGATAGTAACGTATTTACAGATGCAGAAAAAAGCAAACTAGCAGGCATATCTCCCGGTGCTGGTGCTACAACCTTTACAAACTTATCAGATACACCAGCCAACTTTACAGGTGCAGCTGGTAAAACACTAAAGGTAAACTCATCTGGTAATGCTGTTGAGTTTGTTACAGTTACAACACCAGCTGGTAACTTTGCTGGTCTTACAGATACACCTTCTAGTCTAACAGGACAGGGTGGTAAAACAGTCAAAGTAAACTCAGGTGGCACAGCTCTAGAGTTTGAAACTGTGAGTTCTGAAGTTGTATCTGATACTACACCACAGCTTGGTGGTAACTTAGATGTACAAACAAACGAGATTACTACAAGCACAACTAACGGTAATATTAAAGTAACACCTAACGGTACAGGTGTTGTAGAAATCAAAGGTGCAGGCGGTGCAGATGGTACACTGCAACTTAACTGTTCAGCTAATAGTCATGGTGTCAAAATCAAGTCACCACCTCATAGTGCTGCACAAAGTTATACACTGACATTACCATCTAATATAGTAAGTGGTCAGTTTCTAAAAACAGATGCTAATGGTAATCTAAGCTGGGCAGCAGCTGGATCTCAAACCATAGCAATCAACACACTGTCTAGCTCTAGTGGCTCAGGTGGTGGTAGTGCAACCTTCAATGGTTCTGCTACAAGATTCACATTATCAAACCCCGGTTCAAATGCTCAAGCACATCTTGTTAGCATCAATGGAGTCATTCAGAAACCTAATAGTGGAACCAGTCCAAGCGAAGGATTTGCTATTGATGGTAACGATATTATATTTGCCAGTGCCCCTGCTAGCGGTGCTGACTTCTTTATTCTCACCATCGGACTCGCAATAAGTATAAATACACCAGCTGACGATACAGTTACATCTGCTAAGATTGTAGATGGCACTATAGTCAATGCTGACATCAATGCTTCAGCAGCTATTGCTGGTAGTAAGTTAGCAGACGACAGCATAACAGAAGCTAAACTAGATATACATGCAGCACCCTCTGGCACAGACAAAGTACTTGGGTATACATCCAATGGTATGGAGTGGGTCGAGTCAGCAGCTGGAGCTACAGGTGGTGGCACAGATAAAATATTCTGGGAAAATGGTCAAACAGTAACAACCAATTATACTATTACAAACGGCTACAATGCAATGTCAGCTGGCCCTGTAACAATCAATAATGGTGTTGCTGTAACAATCGGTACTGGAGAAAACTGGACAATCGTATAAATTATGCCTATAACATTAAACGGGTCTGGCACAGTATCCGGTATATCTGCTGGTGGTTTACCAGACGGAATAATACAAAGTGCTGATTTAGCAACAGGAGTTGGAGGTAAAATTCTTCAAATTATTTATGCAGAAACAACAACTCACGTTACTACTACAAGTGGAAACTATGTCGACACCGGAATTACAGCAACTATAACTCCTTCTAGCAATTCAAATAAAATATTAGCAGTTGCGTCAATACAATGGATGTTATATAGAGAATCTACAGAGACTGACGGAAGTTTTAAACTTTTGAGAGGTAGCACAGCAATATCAACACATGACAACGTTGTACATATTGAAGCTGGAACAACAAGTCAAAGCCGTATTATTTCTGAAGGTGGTTATACTATTCAAAATTTAGATTCACCTGCGACTACATCAGCAACTACATATAAAGTCCAGTTTAAAACAAATCGTACGGCTAATGCTGGACAAATGGATGTAAACAGACAAAATGCTCCGGGCTGTATAACACTAATGGAGGTAGCAGCATGAGTCAATTAAAATTAACCGCAGACAGCGGTGGAGGTACAGTTGCTATCAAAGGGCCAGCCAGTACAACTGGTAATGCAGCTCTTGAGATGACTGTCCCGAGTACAGCGTCAGGTACGCTAGATTCATTAAATAGAGCAGGTAACATTATTCAAGTTGTGCAGACAGTAAAAGGGAATTCGTTTTATACTACTAGCTCTACTATGACAGACATAACAGGTATGTCCGTAGATATAACTCCAACGAGTGCATCAAATAAAATTCTTATTAATGTTTCTTTATACTACGGTGGAGATAATGCAATGATTGCAGCAATTAATCTTTTAAGAGATTCATCAATTACTGCACGAGGCGCGGCACTTGGTAATGCCACAAGATGCACTTTTGCTGTTGGTACAGAAAGTGGTACTAATGCTGAATATTATTTACGCAGTGCATCCTATCAATACCTTGATTCTCCAAACACAACATCAACTACAACATATAAATTACAAGCTGCGACTCTAAATTCTAATTTTGGTTTTATACTTAATACTCCATACGAAGGAGGAATAGATCAAAATACCAACAGTTATGTTTGTAGGAC